GTAATAACGCCAGCAGCGTTGCTAACATTGCTTCGGATCGGAAAGATGCAATTGCATTCTTCTCACCACCGCAAGATGCAATTTTGGATTCCACTGGTGCTGCCCCACTTACACAAGTTCAGTCTACTGCAAATGCAGTCGCATATCGCAAGGGAACAAACGGAAACTTCAATGGTGGATCAAAAGATTATACTTCTGGCAACCTGAATATCAATAACTCATACGCAGTTCTTGACAGTGGTTGGAAGTACATCTATGATCGATACAACGATACATTTAGATTCGTTCCATTGAATGCAGACACCGCTGGTGTTACCGTTCGAACTGACATCATTGCCGAGCCATGGTTCTCACCAGCAGGTTTCAACCGTGGTCAAATTAGAGATGTTGTCAAACTTGCTTATAGTCCGGTCAAGACACAACGTGATGATCTGTATCAAGCACAGGTCAATCCTATTGTTTCTTTCCCCGGTCAAGGCACAGTTCTGTTCGGCGACAAGACCATGCAATCTTCACCTTCTGCCTTTGATCGAATCAATGTTCGAAGACTCTTTATTATTCTTGAGAAGGCAATTGCAACGGCTGCTAAGTTCCAACTCTTTGAAGTGAATGATGCCTTTACCCGTGCCCAGTTCAGAGGATTGATTGAACCATTCCTCCGTGATGTGCAGGCAAGAAGAGGAATCACTGACTTCAGAGTTATCTGTGATGAGAGTAACAATACTTCAACTGTCATTGACAGAAACGAGTTTGTTGCGAGCATCTTCGTCAAACCCACTAGATCGATCAACTTTATCACACTCAACTTTATTGCTTCGGCAAGCGGTGTGAATTTTGATGAGATCGGTGGATAAGGTATACATATCTAAGAGGAGAAAGAAATGAACATTGAAAAGTTCAAAAACGCAATTGGTGGTGGTGTTCGGAATGCACTCTTTAGAGTCAGAGGTAACATCGGTACTACCACCAGTCCCGATACTCTTAGTTTCCTTGTGACGGCAACAAACCTTCCTGTTTCCAATCTTGATACAATCGAAACAAATTACCGTGGTCGAACAATCAAACTTCCCGGTTCCAGAAAATTTGATGATTGGTCAGTTACCATTCTCAATGATGAAAATATGGAACTGAGAACACTTTTTGAAAAGTGGCTCGACGATCTCAACGGAGCAGTTACCAATGTTGCTCAAAGAGATATTTCACTGACCAACCCTGTTGACTTTCCGACATGGTACGTTGATCAACTTGATCGTAATGGTAATGCAATCAAGTCCTATGAATTACATTATTGTTTCCCAACTTCTGTTGCCTCAGTTGAACTGTCGGCAGAGAATGAAGGAATTTCTGACTTTGAAGTGACGCTTGCTTACACGTATCATCTTACGAGCGGTGTCAATGGTGTACCACTTGGTGCTGCACCAGAACGAGAATAATAGGGGTTTTATATGCCGGTCGAACTGTTTGGCTTCTCTCTTGGTAGAAAAAAAGAGGGCGAATCACTATCATCTACTAACTTGACTGTACCCCAGTCAAAGAAGTCGAGATCTTTTGTTACGCAAGAGGTTGATGATGCTGTTACTATTGATGCTGGTGGTGTTTTTGGAACATACGTTGATCTTGACGGGGCACTAAAAACTGAAAATGATTATATCAAAAAGTATCGTGAGATGGCAAATCAGCCAGAGTGCGAGCAGGCAGTTGAAGATATCTGCAACGAGGCAATTGTCTATGACGAACAAAGATATCCAGTGTCTTTGGTTACTGATTTTGTAGATCTCCCCACAGCAGTAAAGAAGTCTATCCATGAAGAATTTCGAAATGTCTTGAGACTTCTTGATTTTCAAAATCGTGGATACGAAATCTTTAGAAGATGGTATGTCGATGGCAAGGGCTACTATCATATGATCGTAGATCGAAACAATGTCAAAAAGGGCATTATCGAAATGCGTCCGGTTGATGCTGCAAAAATCAAAAAGATTGCAAAGGTAGAAAAAGAAGTCGATCCGAAGACAGGGGCAAAAACTGTCAAAAATGTAAAAGAAGTTTATGTCTACCGTGAAAAGGCTGATGATGTAAATGGACTTGAGATTGCACCGGAGGCTGTCAACTACTATCCGTCTGGTCTTATGGATCCGGCTAGAGCAAGAGCCATTTCATATCTTCACAAAGCAATCAAACCACTGAACCAACTTCGAATGGTCGAGGACGCAACGGTTATTTACCGTCTTGCACGTGCCCCTGAAAGAAGAATTTTCTACGTTGATGTTGGTTCTCTTCCAAAGACAAAGGCTGAACAGTACGTTCGTGAACTTATGAACCGCTATCGTAATAAGTTGGTTTATGATGCAAGCACTGGTGAGGTTAGAGATGACCGAAAGTACATGTCAATGATGGAGGACTTCTGGTTCCCCCGTCGTGAAGGTGGTAAAGGCACTCAGGTAGACACGCTTCAGGGTGGACAAAACCTTGGTGAGATGGACGATGTTTTATACTTTGAAAAGAAACTTTACAGATCATTGAGTGTTCCTTTGTCAAGAATTGAATCTGACACCGGGTTCAACATGGGTCGGGCTTCAGAAATTGATCGTGATGAACTCAACTTTCAAAAGTTTATTCATCGTTTGAGAAACAAGTTCAATGTTCTTTTCTTGAATGCTCTTCGTGTGCAGTTGATTCTCAAGGGAGTCATCAATGAAGACGAATGGTATTCGATTGTTCAAGATCTTCGTTTCGACTATGTTTCTGATTCTTACTTCACCGAAAGTAAAGATTATGAAATCATTGAATCAAGACTTCGCGTTCTTCGTGATATGAATGATTACATTGGGGAATATTATTCACGAGAGTGGGTTAGAAGAAATATCCTTCGACAGACAGATCGTGATATGGAAGAACAAGACAAACAGATAGATAAAGAAAGAGAATTGGGTGTTATTCCGCCCAAGTCTTCAGAGGGAATGGGCTTCTAATGATCGATCCAAGAATCACACATCTCGTCAACGAATCACTCGATAAGTTTAGTTTCGAAGTTGAAAAGAAACTTTCACAGGTTGCTCTGCATGAATTGAAACTTCGTGAGGAAAAGCAACAGGAACTTGATGTCGAGGACCAAGAGGACACTGAAGAGAAGAGTGAGATCGAAAAGAATGATGCCGAGGCTGAAGAAGCAAAGGCAGAAACGGAAAAGGCTGAATCCGATACAGAAGATATTACTCTAGATCCAAATTTTCAAAAAGAATATTTTCTTGACACCTTTGAATACAAAGGAAAGGTAGTCACCCTGAAAAAGATTGGAACAGGAAACAATGTTCCCGTGTCTGCTTATGTTGATGGTAAGAGGACTGAAGTTTTCCTTACCATGAAGCAGGCAATGAATGGTATCAAAAATGTTATTGATTTGAAAGACAAAACAAACAAAGATGATGTCAAGGAAGCCACTGTACTAAACCTGAAAACTGCTGGGTTGGA